CAAAATATGTAATTAAAGATACTTATCATGTATATGGTTGTTTTTGTACTCCAGAATGCGCAACTGCTCATTTAATGGGTGAAAGTATAGACACATCTACTAAATTTGAAAGGTATTATTTGTTGAATCATATTTATTCCAAAATTTATAATTACACCAAAAATATAAAACCCGCGCCAGATCCCCATCATATGTTGGAAAAATACTATGGATCACTAACAATACAAGAATATCGGTCGATATTAAAGACGGATCGTTTATTTTTAATTGTGGATAAACCGCTTACACGTATATTACCAGAATTCCATGAGGACAATGATGAATTTATAATCAATAATAAAATCATTCCTTCGAATAATTACCAGGCAAAAAGCAAACTTGCTACGATTAAAAAAACCCAGACCAAAAGCAGTATCTTAAGTGAAAAGTTTGGTTTGTAAATTTTAGATTATACTTTGTAAATAATACAATAATATTTGAATTTATTATATTATTTTATCCACCAATCCATATATAGCTAATCTTTGAGTCGAAGTGTATTTTCTTCGATTTCACTTTTGAGTTTTTCTTCTTGTTTATGATTATATGATTTCATGGAATTGTCTAATTTATGTCTAATTTGTTTATAAATTTCCTGATTGATTGATGTGGTTTTTTGGGATGGTGCCTTTTTTTCAGTAATTCCTAAATATGCCTTGATCACCTTAATATGATCGTAATGTGTGTCTTGTAATTTTGAATAACTTGTATCATAATCATAGTCCGTTTGACGCATAATCATATTTATTTTTTCGTTGAGTTCGTCTTTGTTTATAAAACTAATGTTGTCCATATTATTTATACTTATAAATATTAAATATTTTTTAAACTGTATTAAACGAAATTTATTATAATAAAATATACCTATGAATACAAAGATTGAAAATATAATAAATGATGTTGGAGGTGTTATCCGTAATGGTATTCATAAATTAATGTATGATTTTACAGTTCAACACTTAACGAATGAACTTGAAAAATGTAGAAGTGAAATGGAATATTATAAAAATGAATTAGAAAAAATAAAAAAAAATTTTTTGAGTAGTAAAGAAAATATTGTTCTAGAAATACATGATGATATTTCAAATAAATCTGGGGTCACGAAGACTACCATTGATAATTTCTTTTGTCTAAATAGTAAAAATATTGTTGTTTCTAAAAAAGATGTCGAACCAGAGGAAGAAGAAGAAACCTTGGTAGGTATTGAGGAAGAGGAAGAGGAAGAGGAAGAGGAAGAGGAAGAGGAAGAGGAAGAGGAAGAAGAAACAGTCGCAGGCTTAGAGGAAGCTGAAGAAGAAGAAACATTCGCAGGCTTAGAGGAAGCTGAAGAAGAAGAAACATTCGCAGGCTTAGAGGAAGCTGAAGAGGAAGAAACAGTCGCAGGCTTAGAGGAAGAAACATTCGCAGGCTTAGAGGAAGCTGAAGAGGAAGAAACAGTCGCAGGCTTAGAGGAAGAAGAAGAAGAAGAAGAGGTTGAAGAGGAAGAAGAAACAGTCGCAGGCTTAGAGGAAGAAGCTGAAGAAGAAGAAGAAGAGGTTGAAGAGGAAGAAGAAACAGTCGCAGGCTTAGAGGAAGAAGAAGTTTTTGAAATAGAAATCGATGACGTTACATATTTTACTGAAAATGAAGAAAATGGTAACATATATTCAGTTGATGAAAACGGTGATCCAGGAAATAAAATAGGTTATTTAAAAGACGGTGAGCCATTTTTCTATTAGATAAGATATAGATAATTACACGCATAATTTTTATATGTGTATAATATAGTATAAATGTTTGAATTATGTGCGCCAGCATTAATATATTTATTTTTTTCAATTATTCAAATATTGATTGATTCGTATTTAGGATTATATAATACTGCTGTTATAAAAATCGTTGTCATCATAATAATGACTCTTTTATTAAATGTTTTGTGCGAACAAAATTTAGGACTAATATCATGGATCATTGTCTTTATTCAATTAATATTTCTTACAAGTATAGTGAGTGTCGTATTATATATTTTTGGACTAAATGGATCTCAAGGAAAAATACAAAAACAACCATATAATCCTCCTGACACGATTATTCAACCAAATGAACTTATTTTAGAAAAACTATATCCAAAACACGGAATCACAAAATATTTACATATTCCAATTTCGCTCGTTTCATCATCAAATGATGATTTAAACGCAAATATTTGTAAATATGTACCAAAACCACTACAAGATCCTGTTCCTGCCCCTTCAGTTCAAATACAAAAAACATATAAATCTCCACCTCCATTTGGTTCATCATCACCGGAATACGAAAGTTTTGTTTCTTATTAGGGCTTCATGTAAAAATATTAATAAAACCAATATAAAAACATATCTATTTAATAATATAATATGTTTTTTAAACTCCTTTCATTCGTCTTACTCTTTCACATATATATGTCAAATGTTTATCCAGAACAACAGTTGAAATTATTAATGAATCTTTCCTATTATTGTATTTACGTATATACTTTACTTGAAATGAAAGTAAAACACATATATTTACAAATCATAAATGATAATCCCAAATTATTAGAATTGATGAAATATATATCTAACAAATCAGGCGAAGATAATATAGAAATTATTTCAGACAACCAGGTGATTAATACATGCAATAGAGACGATTCAAATTTGTCTCAACTTATACCGGATTATTGTAAATTTATCATATATTCTGATCCGGAGCCACGAACAAGCACTATCATAAATAAAAAAATTATACCGAATACAAAAAATATTCAACGCGAATTATTTAATTACGAAATATGTAATTATACATTTATTTCATTTGATCTATATATTCAAAACGATTTGAAACAAGTCAATTACGATTTGAATTTCTTTTTCAATGGAAATAATTATTATGTGGTCAATAATAAAATAGATAAATATGTTGTATGCTTTTTATTGTATTCAAGACACGGTGTTTATCAAAAACCAGAAAATTGTAAATATAAAATAAATATAATCGATCAAAATGCTAATATGGTTGAAGTTTGTGAAAAAGATTTCATTTATTTATATAAAGATCATTATGAAATTATTGAGGTGATTCATAATGTTATAGATAATAATCAAGAAAGCGAAGAAAATAAAGAAAACGAAGAAGAAAACGAAGAAGAAAACGAACAAGAAAACGAACAAGAAAACGAAGAAGAAAACGAACAAGAAAGTGGAGAAGAAAATGAAAAAAGCGAAGAAACTAAAAATAGCAGTGACGAAAGTTATGAAAAAATAAATAATTAATAAACAATATAAAAAAATAGAATTATTATACATTATATGGTTACTCCCCAACCAACAATGGCGATAGAGACACCACCTGAAACAACCGAATATCATCATTTATTAGATAAATGGACTTTGTGGGCGCATTTACCTCATGATACAGATTGGAGTATTAATAGTTACAAGGTAATATATGATATGGAAACTGTAGAAGGAACCATTGCTATTATAGAAACCTTACCAGAGGTTTTAGTGAAAAATTGTATGTTATTTATAATGCGACATGGTATTAAACCAATATGGGAAGACCCTCGAAACCGAAATGGTGGGTGTTTTTCTTATAAAATATCAAATAAAAATGTGTATGATGTTTGGCGTAAGTTAACATATTTATTAGTAGGTGAATCAATCAGTACTCAAGAGTCATTTGTTGCGAATGTAACCGGGATAACTATATCTCCTAAAAAAAATTTTTGTATCATAAAAATATGGATGTCAAATTGTATAAATCAAAATCCAGCGATCATTACAAATGAAATCCGAGATTTATCAAGTCAGGGGTGTTTATTTAAAAAACATGTACCTGAATATTAGATTTTACAGAATTTGTATGTATTTGTTTTACAAATATTTACAAATAATATCCACAAATTTAAAATAATAATAAATATATTGTTAAAACAAATTAAATATATTGAAAATTATAATAAATAAACAAATATGGTTGAGTTGGTTATTACTGAAAAAGAGCCCTCCAAGAAAACAATATGTTTAAATATGATTGTTAAGAACGAGTCTAAAATTATACGCGAAACATTAGAAAAATTATGTTCCAAAATTAATTTTGATTACTGGGTTATTTCAGATACCGGATCAACAGATAATACAATAGAAGTCATTGAAACTTATTTTAAAGAAAAAGGTATTCCCGGAGAAATTGTTCAACACGAATGGAAGGATTTTGGTTATAATAGAACCGAAGCATTAAAAAGTGCTTATGAAAAAACCGATTATGTTTTAATATTTGATGCTGACGATGAAATATGTGGTGATTTTAAATTACCTGAAATGTTAGAGCATGATGAATATATGTTTCAGTTTGGTAATGTTATTGATAATAACATGTATGGTCGTATTTTAATGGTAAATAATAGAAAAAAATGGTTGTATGTAGGTGTTTTACACGAGGTGATTGTACCATTTGAGCATCACCCAACTAGATATGTTATTTCTGGTAATTATTATACTGTATCTGGTCGTTGTGGTGATAGAAATACAAACAATCCAGACAAGTATTTAAAAGACGCAAAAATATTAGAGAAAGCATATCATGAATGTATTGAAAAGAAAGATACATTATACAATAGATATGCGTTTTATTGTGCGAATAGTTATAAAGACCATGGTGATTTTGAAAATGCCATTATTTGGTATAAAAAAACTCTTGAACACGATAATTGGAGCCAAGAAAAATATCATTGTTGTACTCAATTATATCATTGTTATAAATCGTTAAATCAACCAGAAAACGCGTTTTATTACTGTGTTAAATCATATAGTTATGATAATGAAAGAGGCGAGGGTTTATATCAATTAATACAACACTACTGTTGTGAGAATATGAATGAAGTTGCGTATGCTTATTATAGTTTAATCAAGGACTATTTGGAAAATCGTTTTTTAACATCAAATGTATCTGATAAATTGTTTGCTGACAACACAATATTACAATTTATGCTTCCATACTATATGATTATTGTTTCGGAAAAAACTAGAAATTATAAATCAGGTATTATGATGTATAGAATAATTATGGCAAAACGAACTAGAGGAATGCAAGAATTTTTCATAAGATGTATGTTGTTTAATTTACAATTCTTTACTGATCATATTCCAGAAAACGAGCGATCTGATTTTTTTACTACATTTAAAGATTATGTTAAATTTTTGGAAGAAAACGGGTATCCAATAGCTAGTTATGATTTTATGGAACATTATAAGAAATTTAATATTAATGTAGTACCGAATACCACTGACAATAAGGTTTTCCCAATTGATATTTGTAAAGAAAGTAAGAAAATTTTATTTTTTACCGGATGGTCTGGTGAAAAATGGAATTACACCCATAGTTTAACAAAAGCATTAGGTGGGTCTGAAACAGCCGTAGCTTATTTAGCTAAAAATTTCCCAAAAGATTATGAAATATATGTAAGTGGCGATGTAGAGGAGGAAACCGTTGATAATATTAGATATATTCACTTATTCAATCTTCCTAAATTTTTCAAGGAAAATGCTATACATACAATCATTATTTCAAGATACATTGGATTTTTGGAGCTGTTTTCACAATATCTGTCATTTTATAAATTATATGTATGGGCACATGATACTTGTTTTCATGCGTACGGTTCAAACTTTTTAGGCGAACCCGAAATTATTAATAAATGGAACAGCCGAATTAATAATATTGTGTGTTTAACTCCATGGCATAAAAATCACTTTTCAGACAAGTATCCTGTATTAAAAGATAAAATAGTTACCATAAATAATGGTATCATCAATGAAATGTTTAAACACCCATTAAATCAAAAAGTACAAAACCGTTTTATATATACATCTTGTCCAGAAAGAGGACTTGGAAGATTACTACAGTTATGGCCACAAATATTAGAAAAATACCCAGATGCTACATTAAAAATATCGAGTTACAATAATTTCCCAAAAAATGCGGAAGAAGACAAAATGTTGGAATACATTAAACAAACACCTAGTATTGAACATCTAGGTAGATTAGGTAGAGACGCATTATATCAATTAATGTCATCAGGTGATGTATGGTTATATCCAAGTTATTGGCCAGAAACCTCATGTATAACTGCTATTGAAATGTTACGTTCAGAGGTAGTTTGTGTATATTATCCTGTAGCGGGTTTAACAAATACCATGGAGGATTATGGCATACCTATAAAGGAAGGTCAAGAATTAGAAGTTTTGTTTTCAATTACAGAAGAACAGAAGGATATTTTAAGATTTACTGGTAGAAGATATGCGGAAAAGAGTACGTGGGAAGAAAGGGCAAAAATATGGTGTAACATGATATTTTCTGAATAAAAACAAGAAAAAGAAAAACAAGAAAAAAGAATATTAAAAATTGATTTAAAATAAATATTTCTATTAGTAGTAATAATATAAATATTTGATTATTTGAATGAATACAAACAACGTTTCTCCATTAAGATATCCCGGCGGTAAAACAAGAGCGTGTAAAGTAATTGATGAAACTATTCAAAAATATTTTATAGTTGAATCGTTTGATCATTTAGTCTCACCCTTTTTAGGAGGCGGTTCTTTTGAATTTTATTTTCAAAATAAATACAAAAAACCATTGATAGTAAATGATAAATTTACTCCATTATATCATTTCTGGACGCAAGTAAAAAATGATAAAACCGCTCTATGTAATCGTTTAAAAACCATTACAAATGTATCAAAAGAAGATTTTATGAAATACAGGAAAAACATATTACAACTGAACGACAATATGTTGGAACAAGCTATATTATATTTTATCATAAATCGTTGTTCTTTTAGTGGCGCGACTTTATCCGGTGGATTTTCAGAAGAAGCAAGTAAAAAAAGATTTACCGAGTCCTCTATTGAAAGAATAAACAAAATGAATTTAGATTATACAACAATTTACAATCTAGACTTTGAAGAGTTTTTGAATAAATATACTACAGAAAGATCTTTTATATTTTTAGACCCACCGTATTATCTAGAAAATAAAAAATCGAATCTATATGGAAACAATGGTGATTTACACGAAAATTTCAATCATGAAAAATTATATCAAGTAATAACATCAAAACAACAA